CCGCTCCGCAGCGAAAGTTGAGGGAAAAGAGTCAATCGCCATTGTGACTGGAATAGACAGCAAGGCTTGCGGCGCGTTAGGTTGTTGGCTTGTTCTTACTGAACGAGGTGACTGGAATGGGGAAACATATCCCATAAAAAAAGTGAAAGCCGTTAGAGTTGATGGTAGGACAATCAAGCCCAACACCTGGTATAAACTGAGAGAAGGGCAAATAATAGAAACAGAATAATCATGGAAATAATTTTGAATTGCGGGGACAAGATAAACGTCCCCGAGGGCTGCAAGGCCGAAATTACAGATGGTGTCATCACCATTGAGAAAGAAAAGTCAACGTTCAAGAGAGGTGACTTCGTCACTAGTATTGGAGGGACGAGAATGGGAATTGTGTACGAGTGCAGAGATAACCACGGCGACCCCGTCATATGCATGCATTGGGACAACGATTCCAAACTAGGTGAATTTAAGAAAAGGCGAGCTAAGGTATTCCACCTAGCTACGGAAGAGGAAAGGCAAACCATTATCGCTAAGATGGCAGAACAAAACCTACGGTGGAATGCTGAGGAAAAGGAGCTTGAATGGATTAGGTGGAGGGCTAAAAAATCACAGTCGTACTTCTTTGTCGATAAAACCATTAACCCAGCGGAGGAAGAAGAAAGTGGCGATGCCATAGATGATGTACTTTGGCGTAAGTTTAACTACTTCCGCACCGAAGAGGAGGCAGAGGAAGCAGCTAAGTTGGTTAAGGCTACTTTGAAAAAGTTCCACGAAGAGAATATTAAAATATAAAATCATGTGTGAATTATATTGGATTACAAGGCTAGACAATATTCTAGCTTTCTTTGCTGTTATCATTATGTTCAGCACTATAGTACTTATCATAAGCTTATTTGCTTTTGGTTATGACCACCAAGGTGATTTAGACTTTAAAAACAGAGCAAAAAAAGGTGTTATCAGCTCGTTGAGCACCCTTGTCATGTCTGTACTGGTATTGGTGTTTTTGCCTTCGACAAAGGAGATGTTACTTATCTATGGTGTTGGTGGAACTATCGACTATATCAAGTGTAACAACACGGACAAAGGACTACCCGACAAGGCTGTTAAAGCCTTAGACAAATACCTAGATGAACTATCAAAAGATAAACAAGGTGAAAAAGATAATGTTCAACGATAAGTAGTATGGAAAAAATAACATCAGCAACTATCTTCAAGACCTTTGATGGAAAAGTTTTTATTTCTGAAAAAGAATGTATGGAGTATGAGCGTAAAAGAAAAGATTATTTGAAGAAGTTAAGCTTCTTTGAGGTAAAGCATACTCCCGACTTGACCGAAACAGGATGGTTCTTTAAAGGCTCTTTAATCGCAGTCTATTCAGACGAAGGTTTGCAATATGAAATTGCATTTAACTATTGTATTAAACGCTTTGGCTATTTGGGTCCATCCGTTATGGGGTGTAGGTTTCAAAGACACTTTTCCATTAAAGAAATAGATTTTGACCACTTCAATAGTGGAATAATGGAAATTCGTTTTGGCAGCACGGAGAGAGTTCAAAAAATCCTCCTTAGTCCAAAGGAACTTGATGAGTTCAAAACCATAGAAAGATTTGATTACATGAAAGAATGGGGATTTAAATAATATAAAAAAGACTATGGGACATTTACTGCCACGCAAGATTAAAAAGGCTTGCAAATCATATAGCGATAGTGTACTGTTAAAAACAAAGTGGTTAAGGCATGTGCATACACAATATCAAGGACGTGTAGACAGGTATATACATTATGTAGGAGATTTTGACACTTACTATACGACTAAATATGGAGAAGTAATTGTGGAGTACATATTGTATGAATTAGAATACCTAAGGCTGAATAGGCGAAATAAGATACACCGATGAAAGAAAAGACGACAATCGATAAAGTCCTGCGCTACATCAAGCGCAAGACTAATACAACAGAAGACGGAAAAGAAGTGGTTAGTAGGCTACATGCCGAACTGGCTGCCAAAATGGCTTTCGAGGGAGGTAGGCTAAGCGTATTGGACAATATTCCAGAGTTAGAATGGGGAGGGGTACATTATCTTGGCAAAGAAACTCTTAGAGCATATCCGCTTGGTGCTTACTTTAAAATTGAATTTGTAGGAATGGAGTTTGACGTGCATTGTAATGAACACTTTATTACACGCACCCTATCCCTTTCAGATGCGAAACAGGCTGCCTTCCTGCACTATAAGAATATTGTAAAAAAAGCATTAGGACTATGACACGAGAAGAACAGATAAGAGAAGCCGCCCTTGCGTATTCATTTGGCACGGACGGCGGGTGTACAGGTGATTTGAACACAGGACGTGACGACTTCATGGAGGGCGCGGAATGGGCGGACGCCCATCCTTCCAACCCTTGGCATAACGTTGCCGATGGAGACTTGCCTAAGGAATATAATGGCGATGCGATATGCCCGACGTTCCTTGTTGCAGCAAGGGGCGGAGATCTCATTATGGCATACTATGCGTGGGGAGAGGACGAAGACGAACCTAATTTCTATGACGACTGCGACATGGCGTTAGATGCTGAATGGTGGATGGAGATACCCAAATTACCAAGTGAATAAAGAAAGGAATATATGGATTACGATAAACTTAAAGAAGATTTGGGCGAGGAACTATGTCGTTTTTGCCCTTGGACGAACAACAAAGGGGGAATAGCACGGGATTGCGATAGTCTTTGTGAGGGAATTTGGTGCGATGATGCCCTTGAAAATTACTTGGAAGAGAATGATGTTGAAATGACTTTAAACAAATAAAAAATGAAGAAGATAAGTAACGAAAAGGAATTGTTCGACTTGTTCTGTGATAAAGACAGCTGTTTTGAGCAATATCGAAAACCATTTCTTGACCTCGGCCATAATGAGGTTTGGGCTGCCAATCTGCATACGGCCGTGGCAGTAAAAGCTGAACTCGTTTCAGAAAAGTACCGAAAGAGGAAAATAAAAGACCTTACATTCGGAACTCCGTGCAATACAATAGTCACACTTAAAGCCATTAAGGACGCACTCGCCAAGCTACCGATGGTTGAAGAGGAAGAAACAGAAGACGTTGAGTGTGATGAGTGCGATGCCAGTGGAAAAGTAGAGTGCGAATACGTCGACAAGGATGGTTTCCGTCATGGTGTCATGGCCGAGTGCCCAATATGCTTTGGCACAGGGTATGTTGATGGCGCACCAAAGAAGACTGGGAAAATGGTTGTCGATTTTTGCACACCTATAAAACTTGGTGAGGCCTATTTCATGGGACATCTGCTTGACGTCCTTGCACAGTCAATGAAACTTATAGGGCTGGAAAGGCTTACCATGACGCACCACGGAGGATATGGTATTGGGGAAGGGAGAGCATACGAATTGCAGGCTGGTGGGGTAAGGTTTCTGCTTGCGCCGATGCTTGTAGATGATGTACCCAATATGATAGAAATTGAAATATGAAATATGAAATAGGGGCGGTGACACAGCACTGCCCCTAAGGAGAGTTCCATATGTTTAAATCACAAGTTGCAGTAAAAAGTTAACGAATTATTTAATTATGGCAAAGAAAATGATTAGAACAATCTTAGCAATAGGCCTTTTGGCTGTGCTAGTCGGCTGTGTGCCGAAACCTTTCAAGGGTATTATCGTGTACAAGGAGTACGTCAAGGCACACATGGACAACGAAGAGGCGCACGCCGTGGAAGAGGCCACGTTCGTGCCAAGAGTGCATTATGTACCACGCCCTAGGCGCGTACCACAACTCGTGCCGTCAGAGTGGAAGTTCTACGTGGCGAACAAGTACGCAGTCAGAGTGTTTTATGTTGACAGCGTTACCTACACCAAGCATCTTGTTGGGGAGAGAATTGTAATGAAAGAAAGGTAATAGATATGGATAAAAAAATAATCGTACTTATGTCTCGCGTCTTCCCGCTAAATAGTAGTCGTGCAGGGGAAAAGACGGGGTTCAAGGAAAGCATTGTCGAGGGGCGGAAGATACACACAATCCGCGACAATTTCGCCGTTTGGGCAAAAAAACTGGATGCAATAAAAAAGGGAGACCATGTGTTATCAGTACGACAATGGTCGGGCAGGCCGTACAACTCTCCACAGGTGGAAATCCTACGAACAAAGGATAATATAGGTTATCAGCCTATAACAATACGATACGACCACAAGAACAATTTCATTGTAGCAAAAGTCGGCAACACGTTTGTCCCAATCAACACGCTTGCGAAAAATGACGGCCTTTCAGTGGAGGATTTCAAGGAATGGATATTCGGGAAAAATCCGCAAGAGAGCAAGCTGTTCAAAGGCATAGTGGTTCACTTTACGTCATTCCGATATTAGGGAGGGCGAAAACTAAACATAGCGCGTAATGAGACACGAAGAAGACCGCATACAGATAGCTTGCGTGAATTGGTTCAGCCTGCAATATCCAAAACTCGCTCTCCTACTCCATCATTCACCCAATGGAGGCAAGCGCACCCGATTCGAGGCGATGGAGTTCAAGCGGATGGGGACACGACGGGGGTTTCCCGACCTGATACTCTGTTTCCCGTCAAAAGGGCATCACGCCCTATTCGTTGAAATGAAAACAAAGACAGGCAGGCAACAGCCATCGCAGAAAATTATGCAGAGGCAGCTTGAATGGGCTGGATACAAGTATGCCATCTGCCGCTCACTTGAAGACTTTATCAACGAAATCAACGATTATTTGCGTTGAATTTTGTTAATTTGCAAAGAAAGAGTATCTATTGGGTACTCTTTTTCGTATATTTGTGATTTGATAAACTACGAGAACTTTCGTGAATATGAAGAGGTTGGAAGATAAACAAAAAAATGTGGACGCAAGACATGCTTTGCTCGCGCTGTCAGACATTGAACCGAATTTAGGACAGTTGGATGGATTGCCCTCAAACCCGCGCGACATCACCAAGGAAAAGGTGGAGATGTTGAAGCAAAGCGTCTTGTTAAATCCCCAAATGCTTTATTTACGTGGATTGATGGTCTATCCGCTCGATAACGGTCGCCACATTGTCTGTGGGGGAAACATGCGTTATCGTGCATTGTCTGAAATTGCCAAATTAACACCTGCAAAGGTAAATATAGCTTTGGGGTTTTGTTCGGGTTATGCTCAAAGAACGGCCGAAGAACGTACCATATTGCGTGAACAATGGGAAAGGTGGTTGTCTAGTCCACATAAAGAAGTACCATGCGTAATTATCCCCAAAGAAACGCCAATAGAACAACTCAAAGCTTACTCCATCATTGACAACAGCAGCTTCGGAAAGTGGGATTGGGATATGCTTGCCAATGAGTGGGACGAAAATCAGCTCACGGATTGGGGCGTGGACTTGCCAGTTTTCGGCGATGAAACAAAGGTGGACCCCGATGATTATGGCGATAGTTTCTCGCTTCCAGATGGTGATAAGAAAAACGTTGAGACAATAACATTCACACTGTCAAGTGAACAAGCGGAATTTATCAAGGAGCAAATAAAAGTATCACAATATGACGATGCCGACACTTTCGGGAATACCAACAAGAACGGCAACGCCTTATATTCAATAGTGAAACAATGGGCAGATGCAAGGATATAGTTATTAAGGTCATTCCATCAAAGATAGCGAATGGCTTCGTTAAAAGACACCATTATTCGGGAAAGGTTGTGCAAAATTCACAACTTCACTTCGGTGCATTTCTCGACGGCAAACTTCATGGTGTCTTACAATATGGCCCGTCAATGGACAAACGCAAGGTCATGGGACTGGTCGAGGGTACGGAATGGAACGGCTTTATCGAGTTGAACCGTATGGCTTTTGACGATTACTTGCCGCGTAATAGCGAAAGTTATTGCATTGGAAAGACCCTGCGCATGATACGAAAACAGGCACCACAGGTGAAGTGGGTGATTTCTTTTGCGGACGGATGTCAATGTGGCGATGGTACAATTTATCGTGCTAGTAATTTTGTTCTTACAGGTATTACCAAGAATAAAACCATTATCGAGTTCCCGTCTGGCGACAGGATGGCGGCATTGACATTTGAAAGTAATCCCAACTCCGACTTGATACGCAAGCAATGCGAATACCTGCACGTCCATGTCCAATACCGCACGCGAAACGAATGGATAAAACTCGGTGCAAAGTACGTTGACGGCTATCAACTTCGGTATATCTATTTTTTAGACCCTAAATATAGACAGCGCCTGACCGTTCCAGAAATCCCGTTCAGCGAAATAGATACCATCGGAGCTGGAATGTATAAGGCCAAGAATGTCCTACGGTCCGAACGCCACCAAATCAAGAGTGAGGCACAAAAAGAGCGTGAAAGTGGAAAAAGTAAATAAAGTTGATTTCACAAATAAAAATGAACGGACATGGCAAAATACAACAAGATAATACTTGAAGAGTGCGTGCAATGGGTTTCGGAGCATGGACTTATTGACTACGGGGGCGCACGGCTTAAAGATTTCCGTGCGGCTTTCCATATTGAAGATATTACCTATCGCCGTTGGATGCAAAAGCCAGAGTTTCGGGATTCCATCAATGCGGCAAAGGAAGTATTCAAGATGAACCTCACACATGACCTCGTTACTTCACTATCAATGACGGCCAAAGGATACGAAAGGGAGGAAACGGAAACGGAATACGTGCCTAACCCGAAAGACCCGACAAAGCCGACGATAAAGAAGTTGAAGAAATCAACGAAGCACTACCAGCCTAATGTGGGAGCGGCTATATTCCTACTTACCAACATTGACCCCGACCACTATCAAAACAAACAGCGCACGGATGTTGCCATCAAGAAACAAGAAGAGGGCAAACCCATGACGCTTGAAGAGGTCAACAAGGAGCTGGAACGATTGAGAAAGTTTGACGTTGAAGAAGACAAGGAAGAAGCGCAAGAAGAATGAGAAATGGGAGTGTCGAGGTAAGGCGTAGAATGTTGGAATTGAGGCAGGCGAAACTAAAACTCGAAGCCCCAAGCAAGTTCTCGTGTTTCCTCGGCTACGCCAATCCGAAGTATGAGATGGAGTGGTTTCACAAGGTTGTCGCGGAGGGTTGTCAGTCGCTTTTGGAGGGGAAGATAAAGAACCTCATGGTGTTCATTCCGCCTCAGCATGGCAAATCCGAGATAATCTCGCGTAATTTCCCCGCGTGGGCACTGGGTAGAGACCCCGACTTGAAGATTGTCGGTAGTTCATACTCGGCCGACCTTGCCGAGCAGTTCTCGCGTTCCATACAGCGTACAATAGACAGCAAGGAATACCAAGCGATATTCCCCAACACCTACCTAAACGGCTCGAATATCCGTACCGACACCAAAGGCTATCTGCGTAATGTCGACATCTTCGAGACCGTGAACCACCGAGGCTTCTACAAGGCGGTGGGCGTAGGCGGTTCTCTCACAGGAACGCCCGTGGACATCGCCATCATCGACGACCCCGTTAAGGATGCTAATGAGGCCAATTCAACGACCTATCGGCAAAGGGTTTGGGATTGGTACAACACGGTGCTCTCGACACGCTTGCACAACAATTCCAAACAGCTATTCATCATGACGCGGTGGCACGAGGACGACCTAGCAGGACGTATCTTAAAGGCCGAACCGCAAGATTGGACAGTGCTATCCATCCCTGCAATCTGTGAACAAGAAGGTGATGGTGACATCTGCTCACCGCGACATATAGGAGAGGCTTTGTGGGAAAACAGGCACTCGTTAAATAAGCTTTTGAAACAAAAGGCGCGTGCACCGCGTGAATTCTCGGCACTATACCAACAGCACCCGACAATTGAGGGTGGTAACATCGTCAAGCGTGATTGGTTCAGGCGAATATCAATGGCGGAGTTCACCTCTATGCGCTTCAATGAACCGATGCACTTCTACCTTGACACGGCGTACAACAAGAAGAAAAAGGGACAGGACAACGACCCTAGCGGAATATTGGCCGCGTGCCGCATCCGCAACAACATATACCTCTATGACGCGCAGCAGGTTTGGAAAGAAATGCCCGACCTATTGCGCTTTTTGCCCGACTACATCGCAGCACACGAGGGCAACAAAGAAAGCATATTGCACATTGAACCAAAGGCTAACGGCATTAGCGTAGTGCAGATGTTGCGTGAGATTTCCACGCTAAACGTCAAGGAGACCCCCACCCCGACAGACGACAAGGAAGTGCGGTTCCGTGTTGTGTCTCCTCGCATCGAGTGTGGGCGCGTGTATATTGTGGAGGGTTCATGGAATGAGGATTTCCTGAACCAAGTGTGCGGTTTTCCGTCAATGCCCCATGACGAGTTCGTGGACATCTTAGGTTATGCCATCAATGACCTATACGCCGAGGACGAAGATATAGACTACAACGCCTTGGACAAGGGAATGTTTGGATTATAATAACGATAAAAATAGATATATCATGGTATTGTTTGACTTATTTCGAAATTACATGAACGCCTTGGTTGGACGCAGCCAAGAGTTCGAACAGCTACTCGCAGCCAAGGACATTTCCGCGGTTAAGGATAAAATGTCCAATCAAACCGACAGAATCGAGGAGGCACTGCAAGAATACAATGTTGCAACGCATCAGATTATGAAGCGTGAGGATAAGATTGTAACCGACAAAAGCGGTAATTTCAAAAAACTTGAAAGGGTATGGAAACTGCCTATCCCCTACCAGCCGTTCATCAATGAGATTGCGCTCGTATTCTTGTATGGAAGACCCGTCAAGTGGACGCAATTGTCAGAGGGTACGGACAACGCCTTTAAGACATTCCAAGACACGTTGAAGAGGCTGCGTTTTGACAGCAAAATTAGGCAATGCAAGCGCATCGCAGGAGCGGAGACCGAAAGCGCGATGTTATTTCGCGTTTTCAGGGATGATGACGATAATCCCGATGCGCAGATACGCGTGTTGGCAGCGTCCAAGGGGGACGAAATCTTCGTGCGCAGAGACCAATACGAAAACATCTTGTCCATCGCATGGGGATACTATGCTAAAGAGGCGAAAGAACGGGTAAACTATCACTTCGACATCTTCACCAAGGATGTTATATACCGCTGTGCCAAGCGGTCGCTAGGTTGGGATGTGTTGGAAGAACCAAACCTAATCGGTAAGATACCTATCATTCTTTTTCAACAGGACAAGGAGTGGAAAGGGGCGGAAACCCTTATTCACCGCGAAGAGTACATTGCGTCACGCACAGCCGACACTAACGACTATTTTGCCGACCCCATCGCCATCATGGACGCGGACATCATCAAGAACGTACCCGACAAGAAAGATGCTGGCAAGTTGCTTATCACAAACGGTAAGGATGGTGTCGACAAGGCGGCCAAGTACCTCACTTGGGACAATGCCCCGCAATCGAAGAAAGATGAAATCGAGTGGCTGCAAAACCAAATATTGCAGAAGACGTTCACACCCAACATCACCACCGACACCCTTAAACAAGTGTCCCAACTGTCAGGCAAGGCACTGCGTACGGTCATGATGCTTGCCGACATCAAGGCTGCTAAACACAAGGAGACGCACGATGAACTGCTAGACCGCACGGCATCACTCGTTACCGCCATCATTGGCAATGTGCTGGATGTCCGCCTGCACACGGAGTGTGAAGCATTGAAAGTCGGGCATGAGTTCCAAGAGCCGTTCGGAGACGACGTAGCAGATGCGCTCAATAACGTTATCCGCGCCGTTGACGCTGGCATCCTCTCTTCGGAGACGGGCATCGAACTCAACCCACTCATCAAGGATACACACCGCGAGATTGAACGCATACAAGCCGAGACCGAAGAGCGTAGGAAGATGCAGGAGAATATCTTCGGTGGTGGTGAAGATGGAGGCGCAGGCTCGGCTAACGCAGGAGAAGAGGGAGAGGACGAATAATCCATATTGACACACCCCTATGGACAAAAGACAACAACTTTCTGACAAGAAGAAGTCAGCGGTGCTGCGCATTCAAAGGACGGAAGCGTACGCAGAGAGGGTGAGATTGCTGTTTGCCAAGACGGTGAATGACATTCTTGCCCTCAACAAGTCCATGCCCAAGCTAGAAGAGGGCGTGATGTATTCGTTTGACGGGACAAATGACAAGATGCAGAAAGAGGTCGAGATGCTGCTTCGTCGTCTAGCATCAACCGTCACAACAGCTATCCGTAACGGCATCAACCTTGAATGGGAGGAGGCCAATGTGGAGTGCGACAAGTTCATCGCTTCGCTTTTCGGCAAAAAAGTGTTGTCCAGCCCCGAGTTCTCGGCATGGGTCGACAGGAACACTTCTGCACGTGACGCTTTCGCCAATCGTGCAGACAAGGGGTTGGAATTGTCCGATAGGGTGTGGAAGTCCGTTAAACAGTTGCGCGAGGAAATGGAAGTAGCCATGACGGTTGCCATCGGAGAGGGCGATAGCGCAAGCTCCATGTCGCGCAAGGTGCGCGAATACCTCAACGACCCCGAGTTGATGTTCCGCAGATTTCGCTACAAGGAGGGCGAAAAAGAGGTGGTGGACAAGGACACGGGTGAGATAACAAAAGTGCCCGTGTACGGCAGGAAGTGGAAAAAGCGTGTCAAGGACGAAGCTACGGGCAAGTATAAGTGGATTGATTACGACCGTGACAGCTACAAGACAGGAACAGGCGTATATAAGTCTTCCGCCAAGAATGCTATGCGCGTAGCACGCACGGAAACAAACATGGCATATCGGCAGGCCGACCACCAGCGATGGCAGAATATGGAATTCGTGCTGGGACAGCACATCGAGTTGTCACGTAACCATCCCAAGAGGGACATCTGCGATGATTTGGAGGGCGACTACCCCAAGGACTTTATATTTGACGGGTGGCATCCGCAGTGTTTTTGCGTCTGCACGCCCATCTTGGTCGATTGGGAGGAGCAGCGCAAGGTATTCCGCGCCAAGTTAAAGGGCGAAACATACACTCCTAAGGGGAAGCGCATAACCGAATACCCCGACAACTTCAAGTCGTGGGTCAACGACAACAAGGAGAAGATACAGGTGGTGCGCAAGAGCGGGAAAGAACCGTATTTCATCAAGAACAATGCCGCCGAAATTGACGGTATTATCAATCCGCAATCTAAAGCCCTTACCCCGATAGAAATTGCTAAGAAACGACACGATGCACGCACACCAGAGCAGGTGGACGCAATAAGGCGCAGGGTGCGCTATCGTGCGAAGTCTATACGGGCTGCGGAAACGTACATTAGGGACTTTAAGGATTACCCCGATAGTCATTATTCTGATTTGAAGAGTGCATATAAACGTGCAGATTGGGAGGCGGTACGCAAGGAAGCGTTGGTTCTTGCAAGAAGAAAGCGTACCATTACATCTTTGGGTGTCAAGTTGATAAAAGACGCCGAAAAAAATGCCGACATTGACATTTCGCGCCTGCAAGAAGCTATTAAAAATGGCAACATTAAACAAATCCAAGAAGAAAGGCAGAAGATTGACAGCCTAATAAGTCAGGGTGTAGTAAAAGATGCAGGTATACATCCTGCTGTAAAAAAACAATACTCAACAAATGAAGAAATAAACGAAACGTTCAGACAAATAAATGCTGGATTGTCGGAAAAGTGGTTCGAGCATGGTGATTTGGTTTTGACAGTCGAAACCGACCGCGCGAATAATGGCTCTACAACCTTGGACGGCAGGATAAAGTTGCAAAAGATAAGATTAGAAGGTGTTATGTCCGCTCTTTCTAAGATTGGGCAAGAAAGGTCGCAGGATATTACAATATCGGAAGCTGACGCGTTGGCAACACTTTGGCATGAAATCACGCACAATAGGAATAAGACGACATGGGCTGGTGGAAAATTTCAGCACGCAATATTTTGCAAGACTAAATTACAAAGGTCATTCATGGAGCTTGCCAATGAGTTTGTTGCGAGAAAAACGTTACCAGAGTTCTACAATACTCTTGGATGTAAGGAAGTTCCGCACCCCGAATTTATCAAGGACCGAAGTTCAACGAATTATAACGACATGGTTACAAATTATGACTGGGTCGTATCTAGGTTGGGGCTTGATGAACAGAAAGTATTAGATGCAGTTCGGTCGCACTTATACGACAAACCCTACAACAGTCAAATAGACGGATTAGTTGAGGGGTTGATGCGAGGGGGTATCAAAGGCAAGGGTGGGAAACCCTTAAAAGAGAGACTTGTAAAATCCTTGGTTATACAGATACGCGAAGGGAAAACGGGTGTAATATACACGCCGACGGGATATAAGGTAATGACCAAAGAGGAGAAGCTGGAAAAGTGGATGGCTGATAATCACATTATATAAAGTGAAAGATGATGCCAAAACAAAACCGCCAAAAGCCCATGATATACTTTTGGCGGTAAGGTATATTCAGATTGTTTAATCAACGAGCATTCCCTTGGACGCAGCCTCGTCCGCTATGCGGTCAAAAAGTCCTTGTGCCTCATCCCTCGCTCTCAAAGCAGCATTGCATAAATCCATATCATGTATTGCGATGCCATAATCAAGTAGATGAGAGTAAATAGACACTTCGGGGAGACCCATATAGTAATCCTTAGAATAGTCACCTCCAATGATTTTTTTAATTAATTCTTCATCCTTGCAAAAATCAAAGATAGTCTTACCCTTTACATTCATATCCTCTTTATTTTATAAGATTACACGAAAGAACAAGGAGGCGCCGATTATCGACACCTGCCATTATCTTATTTATGCATATAAATTGTTGTATAGTACTTCTTGAATGCATCGACACAATCATAAGGCGTAGCAGTGTCCCACTTGCAGAATCGGTTAAACAGCACAGCCTTTAATGTGACGGGCGTATTGTCGGCCATCTCGAAGAGGCCAAGACCCACACGGACGTACTCACTAACGTACAAGGCGAGTACGCCTCTGCCATCATCATTGAAGTTCATCTCAACCCACACCCTTTCATATTCCCAAAACAAGGACGTATGATAATCCATATGCGGATTATCATTTTCACCTTGATAATATTGGCAGAAGTGTATCAAGTCTTTTCTTGTCATTGCATAATCCTCCCTTTCGTTTGTCTCTTTCTAATCAACTCACCCAATCGCACGATGCATTTCTTGTTCTCGTACACCCCTGAATGGAGTAGTACCTGCGTTATCGTGCGATAATGCGCGCCCATATCCTCGCGCGTCAACACGCTATACATCGCTAACACCGAGCCGAAATAGAAGTCCGACTGGCCGTTTTTCGGCTTTTTTAAGTGCAGATGCACCACTTTCGCCTTATATTTCTTGTTCATTATTGCCTTATTGTGGCTGCCTGCACGCATTCATATAACGCACGGACAGCCAAGTTATTATATTCCCGCCCAGCATTGGGGCGTATATTCGTCATCGTCAACCTCATTGGCGAGTATCTCTTCACATCCATGCATGAAGTCTTCGCGCGACACGCTCTCGTCTGATATTGCACGCATGATGAGGTCTGCGTGAAATAGGCTGTATCGCTGTTCTAATAGCGCGCCTAGCTTGCCCATTTCCGAATTTGTCATGATTGTATTGCTTTGTGGGGATGGGCGATTATCCCACCCCCCCCCGATTAATATTATTGTTTTCTCTTATTCCCGCTCTTCTTAGGCAGCACCCAACCCCTTTGTTTGGCTACCGCTTGGTTGAATTTCGCCCAGACAGCCTCATCTAAGAACTCGAAGTGCATTGTGCCCTTTTTAAAGGCCTTGACGCGGAAGAAGCCCCATTCGAACCACTCCCCGTAAGGTATCTTGCTTTCATAGATAAGTCCATTCAAAGGCCTGATGCTGTCATAATTAGTGCCAGTGATGTAACACAAGGCCTTTACCACGTCTATCACTTTTGTCTCATTACTGCTATAACTTAACGTTACGTAGTCTCGTGGCCACCGCGCATCGTAGCTTGTCATGTACGGCACGATGAACTTGCGATTTACCATGTAGTTTGCATTCGTTTTCCACTTCTCCCCAGCGGTCGAATTTTCGGCCGATAACGAGCAGATGAGGTCGAAAGCCTCTAACAAGGCCTTGTCCATACGCTGCCCAGTGGTCTGTATGACCATGTTCAACACCTGATAAATGTTGTGCATTGTGAACGGCACCTCAACTTGTTTCTCAATGAAACGGTTTAGCTGTTCGCGTAGGTTCTCGGTTGCATACTTCTCCATGTTGAGCTTATCGAAGATGATGCGCCAATAATATCTCTGCATCTGCTTCTTGTATTGTTGGCGCGTCACATTAATGTGCTTCCCATCGAAGCTGTACGCACCGAACTCTATCGGCAGGTAGTGTGCGCGTGTGCGGTCTCCGTCGTCGAAGCGCGCCATGTCGTTAATCTTATTGGCGGCTGCCATCGTCTCGTCAAAGAGTTTGACGGCCGAGACATAGCGGTTAACGAGGTCACGCACAAGGTTATACTGCACAAGTCCCTCTGTCTCATTAGAGTTCAACGTGTCATCCTCGTTGGAAAACAGGTAGTCGGCAAACTCTTCATCGGCCTCCCCCACCTTGTAAAGCTTAACGATGCTTATTCCCACGTCCGTCTTGCGTTCGGCTGTATCGAACGCCGTCCCGATGTATTCGCTATTACCATATAGTTTAACCAATTCTTGGAATGTCACGTATTCACTATTCCATGTTTTTTCAAGGTTGGTCGAATTGCACAAGGCTACTATCGTGCACCCTGCTGGTGCAATTTCAAACGCATGCCTAATATGCCTGATACCCTCACTAAAAGGAGGGTTCATAACAATGTAGTCGATGTGGCTCACTTGTTCGGCCGTTACGGACAAGAAATCCTCGGCCAACAATTGGCACTCGCCCGCCAAAAGCTTCTGTAAGTGCTTGTCTTTCTCGCAGGCAATCACCTCACCTGCGCCATTATTTTTCAACCAGCGGACGATATTGCCACTGCCTGCCGACGGTTCTAGAATTACCTTACCGATGATGTTTTCCCCCATCATCATTGTGTTAATCACCTCTTCAGGTGTCGGATAAAAGTCCGAATTGTCTGTGAATAATCTCATATTGCGTTGAATTTAAATAAAGTACCTGTTAAGTATCTTTTATGGCACAAAATTACTACATATTTTAAAAATACGCAAGGTCTCGGCGATTTATTTCAAAGCGAAATATACAAAATCAACGCAAAACCCCTATTATCAATGCATTTCCCACATAGTTAAAAATACGAAAATCGAGATACTTATTAGGTATCGCTCTTTTTTATTCGCTATTTTTGCTTGAAAATTATGCAAACCAAAATAAGTATGAACAAGAAACTACGTAAGACCTTGTTCGAGAAGTGCAAGGACATGGGATTAACAGACAAGGCATTGGACGAACTCTGCGAATTGGGTTCACAAGGCCTCGAAGATGATGCCTCGGAAGAGGACATCACGGCAAAAGCGGATTTGCTCGTGCCTTATGCAAAGGCGATGCAGGGGGAAATCACGAGAAAGACGAGCAAAAATCGCAACCAGCCCAAGCCATCAGGCAAAGATGGAGACGGTGGGGGTGATAACGGAGGCGATGATGACAAGGACGTGCCCGAGTGGTTTAAGAAGCAGATGGAGACGGTAAACAAGAAGATTTCCGATTTGGAGACAGAAAACCAGACCCTGAAAGCGGAGAAGACCAAAGCGGAGCGAAACAGTGTCATTGCCGAAAAGGCCAAGAAGCTAGGGCTGCCCCAATCATTGGTTAGTCACATGTCATTCGCTGACGATGCGGACTTGGACAAGGAGTTGGAGGCCGTCAAGCAGGATTGGGTCAACAGCAATCTGATGCCCAAAGACGCGGTATTGGAGACGGGCAAGACGGAAGAGGCCATGAAAGCTGACGCCAAAGCTTGGGCTGAAAGCTTGCCCAACAAGTAATCATTTTTTGTTTCACCCTTTAAATTCGAATGTAACATGGCAATTGAATTTGAAAGAACCCACCTCTCGGGCAGCTTCCCCGCCATTTGGCGAGGCGAATGCAAGATACTGCCTGGCGGCTTCAAGCCCGAGCAGCAGCTCCCCGTAGGGACATTGCTTAGGCGCGGTACGCCCATCAAGGTGGATTTCGAGAAGATGACAGCCGCGGTGTGCAAGACGGCTACCGTCCTCAAAGGCGGTACGACTACCGCTCCGCGCGTTCCCAAGGGGCATCTGTTCACCGTTGGTGACACCATCACCAAGGTTGGAGCGTCAACCGCAGCCCCGACAATCAAGTCCATCGACACTACCAATGACGCGTACGACACGCTTACGTTATCAGCCGCCTATACGGGATTGGCCGAGAATGACGTGATTGTGGAGGGCACTGAACTGCAAGGCGGCTCGTCCAGTCCGAAGTACATGCCTAATGCGGTAGTAGGTGCGGACAAGGAATTTAACGGCAGGGGCATCCCCACCATTGATGCGGCCTACGAGGCGGTAGTCCTCTACCCTAGCCTCGCATGTCCCGTTATCGCAGATTGGCTCATCGGTATCTGCATGAAGTCTAACCCGAACATCTTGTTCATCAAACAGTAATGCAAGTTATGGCACAATTCACTTTTAGCTCCGTATTTGGCGAACTCACGAAGAACGTGCAGGTTCGCTTCGATGCAATCAGCGAGCTTAACAAGCGGCTGTTTGACAACATCATTTTCGAACGGTTCCTCAAATGGGATGTCCCGACAGTCGGGCTGAACTTCGAAGAGCTTATCGGGCAGTACAACTTGACGGTGGCCGCCCCTACAATCGGGGAGAACTCGAAAGAGGCAATCCTTGGCACTCACGGACTGGACACCTTGAAAGAGGCCGTCCTCAACCACGCCATCACCCTGCCCCTCACCATTCAAGACTACCGCAAGGTTCTCCAAATCTTGGACAGCAAGTCATTGCCCGACAAGGTGAAGACGCAACAGCTGGTAGACCTCATGTGGGGCAACGTGCAGAATGTGGTGCGCTCCGTATTGGGCAAGCTGGACATGATTTTCCTCGGTGCGCTCTCCAATGAGGGCAAGTTCGAGCTGGACGCCACGACCAACCCCGAGGGCGGTGCGCGTGGCTCTATCAGCTACAATCAGCCCAAGGAGAACATCGCGAAGTCGAAGACCGATTGGACGGCCGCCAATATCGACACCGTGGACTGCTTCGAAGACATTCAGGCAATCATCGACGTGGCGCAAGACAAGGTAGTGTTCGGCAAAGCTCTCCTCGCTCCGTCTCTCATCTCCTACATGTGTAGGTCGAAAAAGATGAAGCAGATGATACACGGCACGGACAAGTCTTCGCGCATCGTGCAGCTGCGTGACATCAACGCGTACATGGAAGAGAACGGCTATCCAGTCTTCGAACCCATGCGTCGCCAAGTTGTCATTCAAAACGGCACGGTACGTACGCCCTACAATCCATGGAATGAGAAGAATATCGTCTTTGTTCCAGACGGCCAACTTGGCGTAGTCAAGAATGCATGGGCGAACAACGAGTTGAAGCCCGAGAATGGCGTAGCTTACTCCAACTACGGACGCGTGCGCGTATCGCAGTGGGGTGTTGGCGAGACACAAGGTTCGAACGGCGTTGAGTTCACTAAGGCAGAGGTGCTGGCACTTCCCGTCATCACGGAAATGAACGGCATCTACACCCTCAAAACGCAGAACTAGCCCATGACCAACCTCGATGCGACAAGAAATTTGTGTAACGCCATCGTTAACACATTCTACCCCGATAACGCGACCGTTAGGTTCGTGCTTGCGAGCCACGGAATATCGCCCGATGGCGAGGCCACGCCGACAGACAAGGAACTGTTCTGTACGGCCGTGCGGCTCGTTATGGGCTTTGTCGAGAGCAGCCGTTCCGAAAACGGCGTGTCGACAGCCGTGCGCGAGGACGCGATACGGAACAGCATCAAATATTGGTGTGGCGTTTATGGAGTTGACGTAGACGAGGTATTGGGCGGTGAAGCTACGACTATTGAGGATGGCACCCACTTATGGTAATATGATGGTATGAGGACAAACGGGACTCTTAGGTACGAGATGCCCAATGGCGGAGGGTTGAATGAGTGGGGCGAGGTGGCCGACATCGCGCAGAGCACATGGAGTGTGCCCATCCCTTGTTCAATCAAAACCAACTCGGACACTCGCAAGGGAAAGTACGAGGATGGTGAGTTTCGCCAAGCGTCTTTCCTCATCTTGGTTGAGGTCATGTCTTTTCCACACGCCCGCGTCAAGTTGGAGCGTCACGGAGAGGAGCTGGGCGAATACCGAGTGTTGAGTTCCGAGCCTCTTACCACCGTAGGACGCACACAGATAATGGTATAGGCAATGGCAGGGAAGTCACCAACAAACGGGAAGTACAAAGGTGCGTTGGTCAATAAGACTAACGTCTTGAAGCTTCAAAAGGGCTTGAAGATGAAACTCGCGGACATCGCCAAAGCCCTTGTCGAGCAGCTCACCTACATTGGTGAAGAGTGCGTGCGCATGGCGCGTGAGAATGGCAGCTACAATGACATTACGGGCAATCTTCGGTCGTCAATCGGGTACGTGGTGCTCCAAGACGGCAAGCCCGTCAAGCAGGGTGTTCCAAAGCAGTATGACGGCAAGGCGGGCAATGGCGCGCAGGGCGTGACCGCTGCGGAAAACCTATTGAAGAGGCTGCAAGCGCAATATCCGCGGGGCATCGTGCTGATTATCTGCGCTGGCATGCACTATGCGGCCTACGTTGAGAATATCTACCATAAGGACGTGTTGACAACGGCCGACTTAAAGGCACAGAGCCTATTAAAAGACCTCATGCAAGATATGAGTTTGGGTTATGGTTAAGACAGAACAACAGATTGAGCGGGACTTCTATTCTTTCATCAAGGATAGCCTGCTGGGAAAAGCAGTCAAGGGCGGGGTGTACCGCTCCGACATGCGCCCCGACAACGCGCACACAGAGGATTTGGTTGTCAAATTCCTAGCGGGGCTTGACGAGCAGGTGCAATCTGGCGTTGTCATCGTCAACGTCTACGTCCCCGATGTCCCCTATCAGAAGACCGCACGAAAGGTCAGCAACAAAGCGCGCATCGGTGAATTGCAGGCATTGATACAATCGTTTGTTAACGATAACGCCAATACCGAGTATCGCATGCAGACGGACGTATCACCGACCACAATGGCGGTAGAGGGCGTGGAACAACACGTTGTGTACGCAAGAATTAGATTTTATAGATTATCATCTTAAAAAGTATAAGATTATGGCAAAAGAAAGCATTATCATGTCGTGGTCGAAGTGTAAGGTTGAGGTTGGCAAGACAGGCGCGAGTGACGCAATGGCGACCACGCTCAAGTCGGTTGGCATCATCAACGACAAATCTACCACGATTTCGGTTGAAGATGGTGAGAAACTCACGGCCAAGGCGTCAGGTGGCGTCGTGGTAGCCGAGGAAGAGGGCGAACCCATCATCACCATCACCACGCGCGTTAAGGAGATGGATTTCGATACCGAATCCATGTTTACGGGCGCGACCATTGACACGCCGAAAAAGGAGCTCACGGTCAAGTCGAACGTGGTTTCGGATTACTTCTCGGTCAAAATCACGCCTAAGAATATCGGCGCGACGGGCATCAAGGCTAGAAAGACACACGTCTCGTTCAAACCTGGTTCGTCGGAGGAAGAGGGTCAATTTGTCGACCTCTCTTTCAAAATCCTAGCGTGTGACGACGGCGAGTTGTACAAGAAATACAAGGTGGCTGCGTCCGATTGGTCGTAGCGGATTATCACAAGGATAACATTTTTCTTCATTTGGTTTATTTGGTTGACGGCTGGAACAGACAGCCCCTTGCGGTAGGGAGGTTAGACCGCTTATCGGGGATTAGGATTAGAGGCAGGTTGTTACGTTCATGACGGCAGCTCGCGGGTTCAACTCCCGCATCCCCACCAAACATTAGTAAACGAATGATGGAACAAATACAGACGATAGAGGGAAAGGTAGCGGCAGCTATCCTTGAAAAGAATATAGGGAGCATCGAGATAGGCGGTAAGACGTATGAAATCGCACCTCCATCGGTGGGCACTCTTATCCTCGTGTCAGAGTTGGTGTCAACGCTCCCCATTGTCGAGCGTGTGCCTAATGAGAAAATATTCAACTCCGTATTACACCATGCACGCCACTTCAAGGCCTTGGGCGACATCTGCGCGGTGCTCATCCTAGGTGCTAAGGGATTGACCGAAGAGGTCGAGGAGACACGCAAAAAACGCGTGTGGGGTATCTTCAATAAGAAATACACCATCAGACGCACCATTGACCGACAATCGGAATTGGCGCGCCTAATATTGGAGGAGGTGCGCCCCTCTGTGTTGTTCGACGTCATAGTCAAGAGGCTTAAAGACATGGAGTTAGGCAGTTTTTTCTCAATTACCACTTCCCTAAGCGAGGCAAACATTCTAAAACCAACAAGGGAAGTGGTCTAAACGACAGCATTTGGGCTACGGTATTGGGCATCGCCAAGACATTCGGCATCACCGACAAGCAGGCCTTGTACGACATCAGCTATCAGAATGCCATACTATACAGCAGCGCGATGCCGATGCCCAAGGATGAGGACAACGACGGAGACGCTCTACCGTACGATGAGACCAAGGATGCTAATAACCCAGACCTATTCAATGATTTTGCAGACGAAGAGACTATAAGAGTATGAACAACAACACGGACGGCACATTATACATCGGCACCGCTATTGACATGTCGGGGGCGGAAGCAGGCGCGAAAAGGCTAGCAGAGATTGCAGAGGAAATGGGGCAAGAGGTTGGCGAGCAGGCGAAGCGCATGCACGACCTATTGACCGACATCCCTACCGTCAATATCGACGTGGTGAGCAATGCAGCCTCAACGCTGGACACCATACAGCAGGGCTTTGACGAGGTAGACCGCGTGGTCGATGCCAACAAGTCCGCCATCCGTGAATTGGAAGAGGAATACAAGAGGCTTGGCACAGCGGCTAATAAGGCAGCCCAAAAGGGCGATGCAAAGCAGATGCAAGGCTATCGCCAAGAACGCGACGCTATACGGCAAGTTATCGAAACGCGTAAGAAAGTCATCGCGGAGGCGGAAAAGACCGCAGACTCTCTCGCTAAGGTTGAACAGCGCATGAGGGCTGAGGCCGAGCAGGCGCAGAAAGCTGCATCGCAACATGTTTCCCTGCGTGGGCAGATACGCGCCCTAAGGGAAGAGATGGCTACATTGGTTGCCAATGGCATTGACCAGCAGAGCGAGGCCTATAAGCGTCTTGTTAATGAACTCGGCCGCCTAACGGACATACAGGGCGACATTCAAGCGCAAGGAAAGGTGTTAGCCAATGACGAGCAACATATTGCAGGCCTTATACAAGGATTGGGAGGGCTTTCGGGCGCATTCTCCGCTGCACAAGGCGCGGTGGGTTTGTTCGCAGGCGAAAATGAGGAACTCAACAAGATAATGCTGAAAGTGCAGTCACTCATGGCCATCACGATGGGGTTGCAGCAGGTGCAGCAGACTCTGAATAAGGACAGTGCATTTTCATTGGTTACGCTTAATGGGCTGAAACAATGGTGGAACAAGCTCACGGCAGAGGGTGCGGTGGCGCAAGTGGCCGAGACGGCAGCAACAGAAGCCAACACGGCTGCCGCTGCACAAAATGCAGCCGCCAACACTGCTGATGCAGCGTCTAAGGAGGCAGTGTCTGTGGCATCGGGTCAAAGCGCGGCATCACAGACGGCAGACACGGCCAATAAGGCAGCTAACACCGTGGCAGCAGGAGCTAATGCCAAAGCAAATATCACGCTGGCGGGCACGTTCCGCACGTTAGGTCTCGCCATCAAGTCCATACCCGTGTGGGGCTGGATTGCAGCAGCCGTGGCTGCAATCGCGACGGCCGTAGGCGTATTGGCCGCCAAATCCGCCTCGGCAAAGAGAAAAGCAACGGAGGCATACGACGAAGCAATTAAGAAACAGGAAGAGTTCAATAAGGCGGTGGCTGAAAAAGTCGCCGACCAAATAACCATATACAATAAGCTTAGCCGTGAGTACAAAGCTCTTGGCGGAAACCTAAGCGCACAGAAGAAGTTCATCAAAGACAACCAAGACGCTTTTCATGGCTTGGGCGTGCAGATTGGCAATGTCAACGACGCAAACAACTATCTCATCGCCAAATCCAAGGACGTCGTAGCCGCGTTGATGGCACAAGCTCGTGCAGCTGCGGCGTTCGATATGGCTAAGCAAAAACAGAAAGAACTCATTGAATTACAAAACAA